TTACTTTCCCTCGGTCACTCCGTGCTTCTTATTGAGCGCACTTAACTCGTCCTTACTAAAACCAAGAGATAGAAGAAGCTGATCTGTTTGTGTTTCGGGTAATCCAAGATCGATAGCCGATGTGTACATCTTCTCGCGATCTGTAGCGTTTGTAGGCATCGTATTTTTGCCTGTAGGCTGCCCTGACGAATCGAGAACTGGAGTGCCGTATAAGCGGCTAATGGCGCCATACGCTTGGTCTAGATTCATGCCATTGTATGCACTGCTGTTCGTCTGGGACATCTCCCAATCCAAGCCTGCCCACTGTCGAGCACTATTATCTTTATATTGTTGTTCATTAAGATTTTGTGCTGCCCATTGAAGCGCGTTCTGCATGCCGAATTGCCGAACCTGCTCATTAAACTGATCCAGCCATTGCTTGTCAGAAACGGCATCTCGACCGGCCGTATAATTATAGGCTCGATCAGACTCAAAAACACCGCGATCATATTGCTTGCCAGCTAATGTCTGCTGTCCGACATTCGCATTTTTCGCAAGACTGCCCCATGTCTGCGTTGGGCCAGAACCTAGATTACCCGTTTGCCCGACCATATCCATATAAGCATTCCAGTTACTTTGTTTATTGGCCAAATCCATTTCTTGACCGGCCAATGTCCTTGTACCTGCATAAGGATTAGCGGTTACATTTGCTGCTGAAACATTTGCCCCAAGGGTCGACGTATTCACCCCCATCGCTTGAAGCTGCGAGCGGATAACATCCGCCTGCCCACTAAGCTGCGCACGATCTGTCGCCGTAATTCCTTTTGTCTCCGCTTGCTGTTTTAAACCGATGAGCTGCTGGATAAGCTGCTGTGAACCGGCTGGCATATAGTTTCCCGTTAAGCCTGCCTCCGTCACGGATTCATTAAACTGATCCCCACGAAGTGCTCGTGCTGTATTTAGTAGATTGGCGGCATTAGCCAAACGGTCTTGATATTGCGCATAAGCCTGTTGGCGATATTCAGGAATATATGCTACTGCTTCCTGCTCAGCTCGCTGTTGAATTTGACCTAGCTGCGACGAAGTCAGACTGCTATTTAAAATACCCTTTTCGTTAGCCGTCTCCATAGCGCTTTTACTTGCATCGCCTGCACGAATTTGTGCCAGCTGCCGCTGTGCCTGATAGCCGGCGTCAGTCTCGGGATCATAGCTGAAGGGTGTTCCCGTAAGACTTTCAAGCGCCGCATACTGTTGGGCACTCTTAGCTTGCCAATCATTATATTGCGGTGTTGAAAAAGAGGGGGTTGGCTGAGTGGTCGTCGGAGCTGGTACGGGAGTTACTTTGGGCACAACCGGAGTAAAGATTCCCGTCCCCGGATTTTGAGATGCTGACGAACCAGATTTAGCCCTTAAATCAGGTAATATTGGATCTGCTTTCTTCTTTTCTAGAGTGTTAGTCTGCGACGTCGCGTTTGTTGTATTAGCCGCCGTGGTTGAACTAGGAATACTACTTTTAGCTAATTGAGCCTTTGCCCAAGCTTGCTGGCCTGCATTTGCTGTTCCACCCGCAGCTGTCTTGCCCGCTGCCATATTCGTCAAATATTGATTTTGATTTGTGTTTACTGTCACAACGCTCACCTCCAAAAATAATAAAAAAAGCCGTTAAATAAACGGCTTAATAAACGGCTTAACGGCTCCTCTTTGCTTCAATGAATACTGCTCTAAGAACTATTGCTAAATCAACTATCTCTAATCGCCTTCACTCCTGAACGGGTGTAGACCCGTATTGGACTTGCCTTCGCATCACTTGTAGCCAACAGCTCAAATGCGCCAACGCGTGTTGGAGTTGTTATCCGCATGGAGGAGCTGCCTGATTCCAGAATACTTGGATGATAGATGGGCAGTCTATGCACACGAGAGGCTCCCTTCACATTCAAAAACTCTAACGTGTGGTTTAAAAGCAAGGACAATGCGCTTAATATTTCCCCGCCCCAATAGGTATACCAAATATCATTACTAGGATCGACAGACCATGTCCCCCCTACTTGGCTGGTCGGTGTATTGGGATCAACATAAAACCTGTCCAAGTATCTTAAGCTTCTTGTAATAATAGTAATAATGACAGAATCATCCCCGCCAGCCAGATGGGCATACAGCGCTGTACGCAGCAATAGACCCGCCATATGTGTCTCATCATAGTTTCCATAAGGAGCTCCATTTGAAGGAAAGTCGGTTAAAATTTTATTCTGACTGCTGGTCCAGTACCTATTAATCATATGGAGAAAATCCAGTGTCAAGGTTGCGGCCACTTGATTATCGGGGTCCAAATACCATGTCCTAGCTACCGTGTCAGCCGTCCGATATTGGAAGCCTGCCCAGGTTGTATTGGGGTCTGGACCGTCCCATGTAAACGTATTTTTAGCTCCATAATCCTTCGAATCCCATCTGTCCCATAAATAAACAGGAGCAAAACCTCCTCTTACTCCTGTAGCCGCATAATAAGCATCTGCCGCATCTGATAAAAAGCCCAAGACGACGTTTACCCCCGTTGACTCATTAAGCTTCTCCCAAATGTACGGAGCCTGGTAACCGGAATACGGCATTCCTCTCCAATTCATAATTTGATTGTTTTCTGTTCCAAAACCGAAAGGTGCCACCCATGGCGTATAGTTCAGAACCGGAAGAGGATACGGTCTTACGTATTCAATCGTCAATTTATGGGCTGCTGGTTCATTATCATTAATGCAAAAGGTAGATATATTGGTTTGAAGCGGCATCTTCTGCAGCACTCCGATATATACAATCTCGCACCAGGCCTGAATATTCAATCCATTCAGCGCGTAATTCCGCACACGCCCACCGGCCGGCCCTGTCACACCTGATATATCCACCTCCTGGTAATCTGCCAGCACAAAATCACTCCAGGAGAGAGCCACCGTACCAAAGGATGATCGATCTGGCAGATTGGCCACCCAACCTACGCCATTGGCATCTGTTACGACCATACCCATTCCATTTCCACGATATTGCATCGGTAAAATCGTACTAGGCATCCCTTCGGCAAAGGTTAGAAAATACTGGGCCCAGCCGGTGTAGGTATATACAATCTCTTTAGGAATCGGTGTTCCATCTTCATCCGTTTCCGAGTAGTCTATGATGGTACCTTTCTCTTCACCCCGAAAAAACTGAAATCGCCGCGCAGTCGCTCCCAATGAAGTAGAAACATCCATATAGCTCACTGTGCTATGCGAACTTTTTACGATAAAGCCACTCTGGCTATCCGGTCTATAATATGCACTCCATCTAACCTGACTAGCATTATAAAAATCTGCATATCGCAGCGATATGGTTTGAAGGTTATTCCCGCCAATAAGCTGCAATCGAGCCTCCCAATATTGGTCATAATGCTCTATATTAGGTATGATAACGGCTTTAGCCGTTAAGGGAATATCCGAAGCTAAGCGCACGTCTATATACTTGTTAGCACTATCCCACTTTTCCTGTATATTCCCTTTGCCAATTTCTACAGATTTATAGTTGCTGTCTGCTTTCACCTCTAGCACAATATGTCCACTTGGCTTTCGATAAGATCTTGTTTTATTGGCTCGCATGTCATAAATATAAGTGCCTGCCGAGTTAAGAGCATCGGTACTGCTCGTATCCAAGGTCAAATAATCATTATTCACAGTAATTTGATGTGACATATAGATCATATTTTTAGTTGCTTCTCTTGCCTTGTACCATTTTGTGTTTCCTGTAAAGCGGTATAACAGTTCATAACAGTCATAAGACCAAAAGAGGGAATCAACCGCTGCGCCTTTTTCGCCATCTTTATATTTACGCCAAATCGGATAAGCGTCAAAAACTTCATTTTTATGGATAATTGGCCCGGTAAGTGTTGATAATGCCACATATAAATCGCCTGTAAAATTTGAACGAAGTCGAATTAAAGTGCCAGAGGATACAGGCTCAAAATAATAGACATCATATTTCGTGCCGATAATATCTGCTGTTGGACTATCCCAGCTCAACCGGCTGTCTAATGAACGGGCAGAAAATACTCGGTTTACATCTTTAGAGGTATAGCCTACACCGCCATTGAAATGAATAACATCGTCCAATACAAACTCCTCTGAGGTTGCTTGACTCTGCTTAGCATTAACGAGCCAGTAAGGGACCCATAATTGGTTGGTTACATTGGGCTCAGGAAGAGACATGCCGCTGTAATAAACCCAATCCAGTGAAGAGGCAAGATGAAGAGCCTTATCCAGCCACTCTCGTTCATGTGTCGTTCCATACATATCCAAATAACCCCGCAAAGCTAAAAATTGTCCTTCCGAGGTTCCTGCATAGGCTGGAAAATAACCGCCACGCCCTACTTCATTATGAAAATGTGCTACTGTAACTCCCTCTGAGTTCGTAATATTAGGCAAAGCATCCCTTGTATACTTCGTTAAAAATTGACTGTAGCCTTTTATCCATTTTCCGATCTTGGGAATGGAGAAGGCGATGGATTGAGAAGTAAATAATCTGCTTTTATCAACCGCCATTACAAGTCACTCCTAAACCACATCTGACCGACAGCGGGACTAGTCGGATCAGATGTGCGCACGTCTATGCCAAACCCTACACCACTCTCTCCCACCTTTAGCTCAACCAATTCTCCATTTGACTCACGGTAATATTGAATAGCAATACCGTCTGTCAGCTTTCGAATGAAACTCTTCCCTCTATTGCCGTTGCCATTTCCTGATCCCAACTGAAACTCTGGCAAATATTGCCCATCCTTCAGTTGAAAGCTAATCGCGGATTTCACCAGTTCATTATAAACGTACTGCATGACCCCCCAGCTTGTTGGCTGAGCGGTAACAGCAGTTTTCGCTGAATTGGTCCAATATAATAAGTTACCATAGCGGTCTCTAGCCTGCTCTATCGAACTCCCCGACCGGCTGGCAGTTACCCACTCGGCCGTCTGCCCTCTTATACGAATATAATTAACATCCGAAGTATCGCTGTTTAAATACTTTTGCACCTTGTCACTTGTTTCCAGCTGATCCACCGTAAGCTCAGCGATATACCCCTTATCCGCAGCTAATACATTCGTTATCGTTACATTAGATACAACAAAATCAATTTCGGCCTCTACTGCCGCAAGAAGCTCCGTTATTTTTATTTTATCTACTGTGATAGAGCCAGCCGCAATATTGTCTGAGGTGATGGTTCCCGCTGCAATTTGATCTGAAGTAATCGTTCCTGCTGCAATCTCATTAGCTGTTATAGAACCAGCCTCAATATTGTCGGCTTTAATCCCTCTTGCACGGATATTTTCAAAATCTAAATTGCCGTTCACTAGATACTTCACGGTTTTTTGCAGCTTAGCGAGCTGCTCGAAGGAATCCTCTATCGTGCCAACCTCTGCTGCAACATGTATGCTTTGTGTGGGCATTCCATCATCTCCTTGTAGGCAGCTGCCGAAGCTGTCTTGTAATTTCGTGAATCGTCACTCTTCCCGTTGCTACAATTTTAAGCCTTACACTATTAGCAGCGGCAATACTGTTAATAGGGACTAAAATCTCCTTATATCTAATGCCTGTGTCGGTTGATATGATAGGCAGTGGTATCCAGCTGTTTCCTGTTGGTTGGCCGCTAATGAATATTTGAAGTGTACTTCCGGCTGCTAAAGTAGCGACAACCCAAAGCCTAAACCAGTGCTGCTTCCGCGCCAGACTGTCTGCTGTGAATGGTTTTGTCACCGCCGTCGCTGTAATAGCTCCTCCTGCATCTGTATCTGTTCCTAGACGCAATATTCTTCCTGTTGCATCGCCAACATACATATAATCGCCAACGCGAAGCATCTGCATTGCAGAAATGCCGTCCCATGTGTACCATGCTTGATGAATAGGATCAAGCTGAAGGATACAGTTGATTTGAGAGGAGGTGTCTAAAGGCAGACCAAAGTACAGGCTCGCCCCATCGTTGCCAGCAACACTTTTATGAATATTTGCTTTATTGGCATTGTTTATGATGGTCTGTACAGGTACAGAGTAATCCTTGCGAGGACGAATCCCTCCGCTGTACCGATAGATGCCATCCCGCGATATGAAAGGGAGTGTCTCATCATAAGCAATAATTGACTTATTGCTTACGGCTCCAATATCAGAAGCTACCTTGTCCATGCTGTAGCTTTGCGGCCCCTTGCCGTATAGCTCATGCATACTGGAGGGCTTAAAGACGGTCAAGTGTCCATTGCCTGCATTCAGCCCATTAATCGTCTCGCCATCTGGCGTATCAACCGCAATTTCACCCGCATCATCTACGGTTGTCCAGTCGTCGGCTTCATTAAGAGCTGAGAAGCGAACAGAATTGCCTATTGCACAATATAGCCGATTGGAGTGAGTCGTAATAAAATTGCCCCCTGATGGAGCATTTGCAAGATTTTGAACAGTTGACCCGTCATATCTTTTTATAGCATCAATGCCATTCGACCCAATTAAATTAATACCTGACAAGTTGCCTTTAAAGTTGCAGAAGGTCCATTCTGCTGCCGTATTAAGCCCTGATGCAAGAATAGTCCATACTACTGTATCCCACTTGCGCCAAGTCCCATCCGAAAATACGGCATGCAGCTCCTTCCCTTTCCAAGCCCCCATACCCAGCACTGAGCCAGAACCATATGCCCCAATTACCGTATATCCCTTACGAGTTGTAATAGCTGGATACTTGTTGGCGCTAAAATTAGTAAGCTCAGTGAAAACGTCATCTGGCAAGTTAAAGCCCTCATCATCCGGCTTGAATATCCCGTTAAACGCTCTCACAGGTATCGGGTCGGAAACACCCCGTATGCCTTGCCACATGCGATCTACCACAATGTCGTCTCCTTTACTCTCCTAATTCCCATAGTCTTAATATCCCTCTGTGCATCCTGCAGAAGGGAAATAAATTCAGCGCGAAAGTTATTGAGCATATCCACATCTTTCTGCAGTCCGGCAATCCATGCTGCCGCATCATAAATGTAAAGCCCATGGTAATCTTCAGGAAGCCCTGGCGTATCAGCCAGGCGACCTGCACTTAGTGCAGGAGGACGCTGTCTATACAACAGCACGACCTCTGATTGAATAGGATTCGGCTCTAAATAAAGCTTGCCCCCAATCATTTTTGCATAAAAGTTTGGTGGCCCTTGCAAATTAGGAGATATTTTTGTATAGCTCATGCCCCCAACCGTAACCAACTGAATACGATCTTCGGGACAATCTGCGGGTAGTACATATCCATTAGTTGCAGCTGTTACAAAAATATGTTCTTTATTCGGCAAAGGAAATGATCGAAAAAGCCGTCGAGAGAGTTCATTGAACCTGCCGACTATTTCAGCATCGGTAAGGTCATTGAATATCTCTAGCCGGACACGTTCGATTAACTCTCCTACGTTCATGTACTTGCACCGCCAATCGATACGGAATATTTATCGCCGTTATACATATCCTTGGCAAAATCCTTTGCCAACTGTTCCTTGCGCTGTTCCAAATGATGCTCCCGCATTTCATCAGCCTTCTCGATCACAGCTGCAGCGCTGAAACCGTTAGCTGTATGAATTTTACGAATGTGGGTGACAACGCGGCTCGACAGCTCTGGAAAACCAGTCTGTGGCAGCTTCATAACCGCAAGCTCTGTCCAGCCATCCATGATTAAATGCTCTCCTGTATGAGGATTCCACATTAAATATAGATGCTCATCATAGGCTTGCAATTGTGGCTCAACGTCATATAAATCATTAATCATCACTCTGGTAAAACCGTCTTTATAGTGTCTATTCATTGATCCTCCTATAAAAAAGGAGCCCGAAGGCCCCTTTCATTCTGATTCTTAAATTAATAGCCGTTCGGTTCGTTGAGATCTCCCAATTCACCAAATGAACGACGATTATGGCAAACCATCGTCTCGTAGCAAAATGCCGTTGCCTCGTAAGCAGCTTTGTTAGGGACCCTGCTAAACATACTGCCGTCTTCATCCATAAAGGCCAGCTGCGATGTATAGTACAAGCCAAGATCATCCCAGTTTCCAGCCCAAATACGTTTAGCCGGCATGTAGCGATCAACAATAAGCGGCATACCATCAAATTCAATCGCTTTATAGCCGCCTTCCAGCTCCATCGGATTAACAAAACGCTTCATAGAGGTAAGAGATGCCTCATAAGCTGCACGAACGCCATGGGAGCAAGCAAGCCATTCCACTTTTTTGCCGCTAACAATATCCAGCCGATCAAGCAGTGAACGAATAAGCGTATCGGATACCGCTCTGCCTGTACCGCCATTCGCCATTACAGTGGACTGCCACCATGTATATGTGGCTGGATCAAGCGTTTGCAGTGCTTTAGTCTTGCTGATGATACCCGCCAGTCCCATCGGCTCCAAATTAAATGCGCCGGTAGATACCGCGATTTGTCCAGCCGTCGTCGCAACTGCCGCGCCGCTGATTGTAATGGTTTTTGCATCGTAATCAACCGAGGTGATCGTACGCCCCGTTGCAGCTGCAGTATTCGGCAAGGTATAAATATCAATAACCTGGCCAACAAAAAACAAACGAACATCATCCACGTTAAGTGTCGTTGATGCCGACTGAGCTGGAAATGCTGCCAATTTACCGCTTCCGTCACCCAGGGAAACACGACGCATGTAGTTTTGAAGGTCTGTTGTTAAACCTTTAACCTCGCTTGTCAACGCACGAATATATGATGTTTCGTCCCGTTTGGAGGCTTGAATGGTAGCGTTGGATACTTGAAGCCGGCCATGAACGTAAGCAACGTTACCAGAAGAACCTTTGTAGCCTTGCTGCCCCGCATTGGGTAGATCACCCATCTCAGTACCGGCCCCGACTCCGCTATTGCGGCCAAAATGATGGGCGATATAAAAGTTTTTACCATCACCATCAATTTTCTCAGCCTTATCCTTCAGTTTTTTAATAAAGTAGTTGGAACCGTTATTGACCTGCTCCTGCACCTCAGGCAAATAATCAATTTTTAGAGCCTCTTCAATAGTGGACAATGTTGCTGGCATATATATTTCCTCCTCTTATTCAGCATTCCGAGATGCTTTGATTCGCTCAATCGCTCGAGCCTCTGCCCCTTTGAATCCTCCACCTATTTTGGTGTTGGATTGAGCGGCTGCACCTGGTGCGCTATCTGTTTTCACTCCACGTTTGGAGTTTAAATAATCTTTAATGGCATCCTCTTTAGCTGAGGAAAGTTTAGACTCTAAAGCATCTGCTTTCATAGCCTTGAAAGCAAATTCCGGCTTTGCAATTTCATTCTCGTGCATATACTTCCAAAGCTCCTCATGGTGAATGGAATTTCCATCAATTTTTTTGTCGGCACAAAATTCCTTCAGCATGTTTTCGAAAGCCAGAACAGCTTGCTTTTGACTCTGTTCCGCCTCCATTTCATCCGCTCGTGCAGCCTTTGCCTCAAGCTCCTCGATACGTCGCTTCACTTGCGGAGAAACATTCTCCTCTTCTGCGCGATCCTGCAGTTCAATCAGCTCGATTTGTTCCTTAAGAGTCATGATATCGTTTATGCCGCTAGCGCGCTGGAGATACTCGGTAGCCTGCCGATACATGTCATGATCCTTGTATTCATTGCGAATTTGCTCAATTTCATTCTCCTTTTCCAGCCGCCATTTCTCTTGAGCGGCTGCAAGCCTTTTAGCGAAAGCAATATCCTCCTTGCCCTGCCCTTCGGTACCCTTTTGAATATCCACTTAACCTGCCTCCTCCTTCTTAATACTCCCCGGCGTCAGGAGCTAATTTAACGCCCGATTTCTCTGTTTTGATCTTCAATTTTGATCTTCAATAACTGAAGATTTAATTGGAAAACAGTTTTGACATGTTCAACCCTCATGTTATGCGGCGGCCATAACGTATTAACGCCCGGAGATATAATGAACGGGCTACAAGACTGTCACTTGTAGCCCGTTACAGGGTTTCGATCACAAATTCATTTTCCCGTTCCTCAACTAACTGCCAATCCCCATTGTAGTCAGGACGGTATGGGTCATCATCAGTACCAGTACCAATCTTACTTACGGTAATAATCATGTTATAAAACCTCCACTTTAAAGTTATCCAGACGACAAACCAAACCCGCAGATTCCAATCCAACAAGGGTTGGCGTCTGAAAAGTTGTGTCTGTAACAGTCACCTTGAGCTCGTTATTGTAATAGCCTTGAAACTGGCTTCCATTCACTATAATTTTCATAGTATCTCCATCCGTAGGCGTAACGGAAAATGAAGAAAGTGACGTTGTTGTTCCCGATAAGCGGCGCTGCATAAAAACAGTGGTCGAGCTCAGCACAAACCTATACCAGTTAGAGGAGTCAGTAAATCTGAAAACCAGACCCGATCGATTGACACGTACCGAGAGGGAAATTTCCGCCTTATAATCCGTTAAGCCTACATCAACGGTAGCGTAATTTTCCGTTCCTGCAGGCGTATACGCACGTTGAGATTGAATCCCCCATGTGCCTGTGTGGCTTATCCACGGCTGTCCCGTATCTGTTAGACCTAAAACAGAACTATTATCATCACGGTCAAAGCTGTCTGCTGCAATAAGCTTGCTGGATCTGCCCCCCGCCAAGCTATTCGAGCCGTTAAGGTTAATATTGAGTCCCAGACCCACCCAGACCCCCATTAGTAAAACCCTCTTATTCCAGCTGCTGTCGTAGATGTTGCTAGAACCTTTACCACAGAAATAGGATACATGCCTGTTGGCATGGCGGGAATAATCGCTGTAGTACCGTCGAACATCTGCACATTCAGATCGCCTCCAGTTCCTACATAAATAGCACGGGTAGCCTCAAAAAGATTGCTGTCACTAGGTGCAATGACCTTAATGCCTACCGCTGGTCCATCATGCATTGGGATATCCCCCTTTTACTTTTGATATTATTTACCTCTATAATCTCTGTGCAATCTGCTGCTGTTTAGCTTCAGCCAAAGCTTGCTTTTCCAATAAAGGTGCATTCAGCCGGCTTACGTGCTCCTCATAATGCTGATCTACAAGCGAACGCAGCTCTGTCGGCATTTCACGGTAACGGCCTGATTTACGAAACGTATTATGGACGTAAAGGTGCACCTCGTCGTCATCGCTATCCCATAAGTTCGGTACATCTGGGGGCTTCGGAGGCATATATGGCGCCCACTGCTCTTGCGGTATACCCGCTTGTTGAAGCTGCTGCTGAATAATCTGCGTCTGCTCATTGTACATATTAAGCATCCGCATAAACTCAGCATTATTCTGCAAATCTTCAAAAGCTTTATTTTCAAGCTTTGCGTTATTGCTGTCGAGCGCCTCTTGCTCAAATAATGCAGTAGAATCCCCCATCCCCATAAGACGCAATAACTTGGCCGTATCAGGTGTCCCATCCTTCTTGATAATGGCCCCTGCTCCCCACATTGTCATCACACGCTCCTGCTGCGCCGCCTTCATTTCTGGCAAGCTGGAGCCTTGAACAATGTTAATGTCCTCAAATCCCGTTAAATCAGAGCCGCTAAAGCTGATCAACTCAATTTCATTATCCTCACCTAGCAGCCTGGACTGGCGTTCCTCCGTATAATGGGCCTTAAGCAACCTCAAAATACGCTGCATGACCTTTTTCATTCCTTGCTCATAGTTTTGGGAGGCCACAGCCAGCTTTTCATTCTCCTGCTCTACCATAAGCTCTAAGCCGCCAAGAGTATCCAGTCCAGCAGGTAATCTCCCTTGTGATACCTCGCGCGCTCCACTCATATCATCCAAATCAATAGCATTTTGGAGAAGCTCTTGACTATAGAACGAGGGGATATCCGGGGCGTGTATCCGTTCCGGCTTAGCATTATTGATAGGGTTGTAAGAAATAATACCGGCAATTTCATTAGTTAACTCTTCTTCATCTACTCCACTACCCAACGGGTTAAGCCACATCGAGTTGCCTAGTCTCCGGGCATGTGTGGCAACCATTGAGCGCAAAACATTAATTTCCCGTTGTGGAGCCAGCATATCCGTTACAATGGCATCGTATTGAATAGACCCAGGGATAGGTATATATCCAAACAGCTGGTACGGCAGCTCTCCAGAGTTTTCACTATAGTCAAGCTCCTGACCATTACAAACCGTAATTTTCGCCCCTGCAGGATATCTCTTGCAGGGCTTATACCAAAGCTCATAAACGACAGCCTGATTTTGCAGCCCCCTATTGCTATGAGCGCCTGCCCCATCTGTCGACATTTTAGCTATGTCATATCGATTGAGATAATCTATATTTGCATCAGGGCTGACTTGTACGCCGTACTCTTCATAAATTTCATCTACATCGCGGGCCTTTCGTTCGATAATCCAACGTATTTCTTCTTCTGTAGTAGCCGCTGGGTCTGCGAATATCGTTAAAGGGTCACATACTCGTGCGCGAATAGCACCTTCATTTACAGACTTACCTCCACCTTTTACCCATTCCTCGTAACCTAGCTCGTCTTCGTTGGGTGTAAGGTCAATCCCTACCTCACTATCGAACCAGGTTTTGACCCAGCAGCGCTTTTGAATCAACATATAGAGGAACATATCCTTCGTTTTCCTACTTAAATCAAGCTCCTGCCACAGCACATGCATATATTTGTCTGCAGCCTTTGCAGCATCAATGTCGGTCTGATCCTTGCTTCCAGGGATCACATCAAATTTGAGTTTGTTTTTTATATGCTTGGCAAGCAAAGTCATAATTCTTGGCCTGATTTTATTTCGAGTAACTCTCGTCTCTCCAGCCTGCTGGGACATAGCCTGCACACGACGCTCGCCACTATTCCAGCCTATCCACTGATTGCCAAGGTAATAATTAATGTTGACCAGCTGTTGGCGAATATCCGTCCAGTTTTCAGCACTTCTAAATAATAGATCAACACGATCAGGAGTGAGCCGTTTCGACTCTTGTCCTACTACGTTAGCCTCCGTATTGTTGCTTTGTTTAGACACGGCTCATGCCCTCCTAATTTTGTGTTTTAGCTGCTAGCGCCGCTTCTCGCAGACGCTGGTCGCCCCATTGCGGTACATAGTGTACATGGTTAGCCTTCAGCCATTCTATAAGTTCCGGTCGTTCCATATTCTGAAAAAAAGCATCATTGCTTCCAGCTTTATCTCCTGTCGGCCTAATGGTAATGACGTGATGAGGAACGATAACCTCTTCAATTTTAACCTCGATAAAGCCAAAGGTCGGGTCCACCTCCGCGCGACGCTCATAAGCATCTCTAGCATTTACGGCTGCCCCATAACGCTCATCAAACCCACATGTATATTTAAATAAATTCATGCCTTCCTATCCTCCTCAAAGTGGCTCAAGCGGTGTTGGTTCCGTCATTCCCAGCTTTGCCTTTATTAATTTGACTTCCGCATGCTTGAATTCGCTAAAGGATGGTGCCTGAATACGATCAAGCAGCTGCTGACGCTCCAGCACCCATGCTTCTCGTTCATTAGCCCAACGCTCAGACAAATCAGCGTTTGCTCGCTCGTACACATTTCCCAATCTTTCCGTATGCAGAAGCAGCAATATTAATAACCCTATCTGTAGCATTGCGCTAATTAGAACGACTATCAGCAGTTCCTTATTCATAGTGGCTGTATTCCCCTCTTTTTCTTTTTCCCTTGATTTGCAATGTTTCGTCTAATACGGGCTTCTATGCTATTATCACTATCATCTGCGGGCTTCAAGCTGCCGCCAAAATAAATAAAGCGATGGAGCGCTTGGCTCATCGCATCTACTTGGTCATCATGCTTTCCATTTGGAAAGCTGGCAGCTTCTTCAACAAAATCATTTATCCATGTTTTTCTGGGCAAATAAACATTCCCCGATTCAATGTAGGCTGATACAGCATTCACCCTTGAAATCTTCCCGCCTTCCGGATTAACGGCAACAATGCCGCCTATCTGCCCTTGCAGCGTCTGAATGATTGCCGAGCCATTGGCTTTATCCTCAACCAGCTTAACTGCCGCATCAGGATATTTCATACAAATATTGCGTATGCTTTGTATCGTAGCGGGAAAATTGAGCTTCGCTCTAATTTGATCGACCAAATACATGTTGGCCTGATTTTTCCCCCAGACCTGTATAACCACATAATCACTATCGGCCTCATCCTTAAAGGCCGCATCCACAGAAATAAGGAGCGATGCAAAAGGCGGGGGATTCTCGTAATATCTCCACCACTCACGCCTGAGAAAACTCCCCTCAGCCGCACTTGGGCGCTGCTGATAAAGAGCGTTAAATACCCTTGATCCAACATCCATTTTGATCTGCTCCATACGATGCTTATCGAAACCAAACTCAGGCCATAAAGGTTGACCTTCCTCCCTGCCTAGATAATCCCCTTTTTCCGCCAAAGCTGGAAAATTAATGACGGTCCACCGTTCCCCACGATGACTCCCTTCTGCAAGCTCATCCGCCTCTTTTTTGAGAAGCCTGCCAACGAGATCATCTTCATGCCAGCGAGTCATGACGACAATAATACGCCCATCTGGTGTTAAACGAGTGTAAAGGGTTGACGTATACCAATCCCAGATCTTCTCACGTATGGTTTCACTGTCCGCTTCCTCCGCATTTTTTACTGGATCATCAATGATAGCGATTTTTGCGCCTTTGCCTGTAATTGCCCCGCCTACACCAGCGGCGGTTACACCGCCACGATAACCTTCAATTCCCCAAGATTCTGCAGATTTGTTAACGGGATCGACACTGGCTTCAAATACATTTTTATTAGCCATTAGCGTATCGCGGGCAATTCGCGAAAAACCTCGGCTCAAATCTATAGAATAGGAGGCCAAAATGATTTCATCTGCCGGGTTTCTTCCAAGATGCCAGGCTGGAAATTTTTTACTAACTCGTTCACTCTTTCCGTGTCGCGGCGGCATAGTAATAATTACTCTTTTTAGCTGACCTAATGATACCTTGACCAGCGTCTCATCCAGCACATCCAGATGTTTTCCATCCCCGTCATGAAATTTACTGTCATAGTCTACAAAGTAGCTAAAATCAACATATGCCCGGGCACATCGGATCTCATCCAGCGTCGGCAGCTTTTCCAATGATCTGTTCAAGTTCTGCCAGCTCCTTTGCACTGAGTTTCCTCAAGTCATGACTATGACTGTGAGTATGGACCAGCTGCCCCTTTAACTCGACTTTGTCTTTAAACATGCCGAGATGACGGCCGATCTTCTCAAGGGCACTTACCTTATCATGCAGCTTAAACTTCACACTGCCGCCGGAGCCCGTAATGGTCTGGCTGACCTCGGCTATACATGCTGCTTGATCAGACGTGAGCATTTCTGAATTAATAAGCGATACACCGTTATTTCCCCATGTTGTAAACATTCGCATGTCACTAAATCCGATCTTAGCTAACTCATGCAAAACTCTATCCTGTGTAATTTCTGTACGCTGCTCTCGTTCTTTCATTCGTTTTTGAAGCTTTTCTTGGATATTAGCATTAGCTAGTAGTCTGGATCCCTGATCCCCTGCTGTCTTCGTGCTATAACCAGCACGTCGGGCTGCAGCAGCAGCATTTAAATCAATGAGATATTCATCTATAAAGCGGGCTTGTCTAGCTGTAAGAGACACTACATATCACCTCACTCCTTGTTCATTTTTGCCAAAATAGAATATAGAATAATAAAAAGCCACTCGGTTAGGAGTGACCCGTGATAATGAATATAGGACTTGCATCAGCCCCTTTATTTTATTACCACACTAGCATAATAACACGGTTTATTAAGCCAAAAGTGCCATCATAGTGCCAACTCATCTCCAACCCAGTGTTTCTGCGACAGCATTTACGATTTCATCTCTCCAACGCAGCGCTTGCCTTCGGCTGACATGCAAATGATCAGCCGTTCCATCCCAAGTTAAAGGCTGTGATCTCGTCCAGTAACGAAGCTTAATAAGCTCTCTCTTTTCTATAGGCAGCCTTTCGACTACCGTTTCAATAGCATCAACAATGTTTTGCAGCTGTTCTAGTTTCTTATGACTGGTTAAAAGCAGCACCGCACGGCCTGTTGGATCATCAGGCAAATTACTTCTGCCTCCGCCAATATTCTCATCCTCTCTATATTTTCCATGTAAAATTTCATTCCTCAGTCGAACAATTTCCTTTTGGGTATCCTGATAAGCATAAAACTCACTTTCCACATGCTGAAAAGTCCCCTTTTTAAGTTTAAGTTCTTTAATCAT